AGCACCGACCAGGGCATCGAGCTGGTGATGCAGAAGTTCTACGACATCGACAGCATGACGATCAAGTATCGTCTCGACACGCTGTTCGGTGTGGTGAACAAGAATCCCGAGATGTCCGGCATCTTGTTGTTCAACCAGTAAGCCGTAGGCTGAGGGAAGGGGCTTCGGCCCCTTCTCTCTTTCACCATCAAGGAGAACACCATGCCGTTGACCAAGGGTTATTCGCAGAAGTCCATCAGCAAGAACATCTCCAAGGAGATGAAGAAGGGCATGCCACAGAAGCAGGCCGTGGCCGTCGCGCTGTCCACTGCGCGCACTGCAGCCAAGGCAGCAGGCAAGCCCAGCAAAGCCCCAGCCAAGCCCAAGAAGGCCATGAAATGAAGGCCGGCCTCTACGCCAACATCCACGCCAAGCGCGAGCGCATCGAGCGCCAGAAGGATGCTGGCAAGACGCCTGAGCGCATGCGCAAGCCTGGCACCAAGGGCGCGCCGACCAATGCGGCATTCAAGGCCGCAGCCAAGACCGCAAAGAAGAAGGCCAAGTGATGGAAACGAACATCCTCTCGCCCAAGTACCGCAAGAACAAAAAGCCTGTGAAGGTGCGCAAGCCTTCCAAGCCCATCGATGGCATCAACCATCGTCTGCTGCGCGAGCAGGCTGAGGCACAAGCAAAGGCCCAGGCAGAAAAGCCTGTCGAGACCGCTGTGCCCGAAGACAACTCACCACCGACGCGCGAGGAACTGGAGGCCAAAGCCACCGAGCTGGGGATACCATTCAACGGTCGGACATCCGACAAAAAGCTCAGTGGCCTGATCGCCACTGCACTGCAGCAGGGAGGCTGACATGGGCTACAGCAAGCGCCAATTCATTGAGGCTGCACTCGCAGAGATCGGCCTTGCGTCCTATGCATTCGACTTGCAGCCCGAGCAGCTTGAGGCCGCCAGGCGCAGGCTCGATGCCATGATGGCCGACTGGAACGGCAAAGGCATCCGACTCGGCTATCCGATCCCTGTCAGTCCCCAGGACGGCAGCATTGACGAGCAGACCAACGTGCCGGACTCGGCCTACGAGGCCATCATCTGCAACCTGGGCATTCGGCTTGCGCCGAGCTACGGCAAGCAGGTCATGAACGAGACCAAGGCCACGGCCAAGCAGGGCTACGACACCCTTATGCAGCGCGCCACAGCTCCGCTGGAGCAGCAATTCCCCAACACCATGCCGTCAGGTGCTGGCAACAAGCCCTGGCGCGTGTACGACAACCCATTCCTGCGTCCTCCTGTCAGTCCAGTCGAAGCTGGCCCAGATGGACCGTTACAGTTCAACTGAAAGGACACAGTCATGCCATACATCAACCAACTCCCGCTGCTCGCTGTTGCATCACCTGGCGACCAGATTCCGGTCTACACGCCGAACAACGGCGACGCGCGCCGCCTGCCGATTGGCGCGCTGCTGGCATACTTCCAGCAGACCTTTGCCAGCCCCACGCTAGCCACCAACGTCTACACGCCTGGCACTGGCTTCAATCTGCCAGTGCCCACGCCTGTGGCGCAGCAGCAGTGGATGCTGATCCAGCCGGCCGGCACGCTGGCCACTGGCACCGTCACGCTGCCGCTGAACACTCAGACGCCTGATGGCACCGAGGTGCTGATCACGACCACGCAGCAGATCACGGCCTTCACGCTGAACGCCAATGGCGCGACTCAGCTCTATGGCGACCCGACCACCCTGGCTGCCGAGGACTTCTTCCGCATGCGCTTCGTGCAGGCCACCAACTCCTGGTACCGGATCGCCTGATCATGGCCACCAAGAAAGACCCCAGGCTGGAGCGCGTTGGCGTCGAGGGCTTCAACAAGCCCAAGCGCACGCCATCGCATCCGACCAAGAGCCACGTCGTCGTGGCCAAGGCTGGCGACCAGGTCAAGACGATCAGGTTCGGCCAGCAGGGCGTCTCTGGGTCTCCAAAGCGCGAAGGCGAGAGCAAGGCCGACAAGGCTCGACGCGAGTCGTTCAAGGCCAGGCACGCAGGCAACATCGCCAAGGGCAAGATGAGCGCTGCCTACTGGGCAGACAAAGTGAAATGGTGAGGCCATGCAGATACCAATCCTGAACGGCATCTACACCGACAACGGCCCAGACCTGCGCACGAGCTACCCGGTCAACATGGTGCCGGTGCCCAAGAACAGCGGCATCAGCTCCGGCTTCCTGCGTCCTGGCGACGGCATCGTGGCCAACGGCAGCGGCCCAGGCGTGGACCGTGGCGGCATCAACTGGAATGGCACCTGCTACCGGGTCATGGGCACCAAGCTGGTGACCGTGGCCAGCAACGGTGCTGTGACTGTGCTGGGCGATGTTGGCGGTCCTGTCAACACGCTGGTGACGATGGACTACAGCTTCGACCGACTGGCCATTGCATCCGGTGGTCGTCTGTACTACTGGAACGGCACGCTCACGCAAGTGACCGATCCAGACCTTGGCGTCGTGCTCGATGTGGTGTGGGTCGATGGCTACTTCATGACCACCGATGGCACAAGCCTGGTTGTGACCGATCTGACCGACCCGACCCAGGTCAACCCTCTGAAATACGGCAGCTCTGAGGTCGATCCAGACCCGGTGGTGGCGCTGCTTAAGCTGCGCAACGAGGTCTATGCGCTCAACCGCAACACCATCGAGGTGTTCGACAACGTCGGCGCAGAGTTCTTTCCATTCCAGCGCATTGACGGCGCGCAGATTCAAAAGGGTGTCATCGGCACCTTCGGCTGCTGCGTTTTCATGGAGCAGGTGGCATTTATTGGCAGTGGCCGCAACGAAGCGCCAGGAATCTACCTGGGCGCGAACGCAACGGCCACCAAGATCAGCACGCAAGAGATCGACGATGTGCTTCTGAACTACACCGAGGTCCAACTGGCCACGGTCAAGCTGGAGGCGCGCAACGACAAGGCGCATCAGCATCTGTATGTCCACCTGCCTGACCGCACGCTGGTCTATGACGGCGCAGCATCGCAGGAACTTGGCGAGATGGTCTGGTTCACGCTGACCACCACCACGGCAGGATTCGCGCAGTACCGCGCGCGCAACCTGGTCTGGGCCTATGACAAGTGGCTGGTCGGTGATCCGCAGTCCAGCAACATCGGCTACCTGGTGGACACCATCGGTACGCACTGGGGACAGACGGTGCGCTGGGAGTTCGGCACGCTGATCGTCTACAACGAGGGCAACGGTGCGCTGTTTCACGAGCTGGAGCTGGTGGCGCTGACAGGGCGCGTGGCGCTGGGCATCAACCCGCAGATCAGCACCAGCTATTCGCTGGACGGCCTGTCATGGAGCCAGGACAGATTCATCCGAGTCGGCACCATCGGCAACACCAGGAAGCGCCTGGCCTGGTTCCAGCAGGGCAACATGCGCAACTGGCGCATCCAGCGCTTCCGTGGCGACAGCGACTCGCACATCGCATTCGCACGCCTTGAGGCTCAGATCGAAGGTCTGGTGTACTGATGGCCACCACCACCAATTCACGCATCCGACTTGGACTGACGCGCGATCAGCTTGCTGCGTTCTTGAAGGACCACGAGCAGATCAAGCAGTTCGAGAACCTGTTCGCGGTGGCCGACGCCATTGCACCGGATGTGGTCAACGAGGTCAACATCGCAGCTGGCACAGCGCAGGCCACGGCCAACGATGCACTGGGGCAGATCGCTGCACTGGCGCAGGAGCTGGCCGTCTCTGACTCAGTCAGCGATGTGAAAGCCACGCAGGCGCTGGACCAGATCGCCATGCTGGCGCAGGAAACGTCTGTCAGCATTGCGTCAGCCGAGAACAAGGCCAACCAGGCGCTGGCACTGCTTGGCCAACTGGCCACAGCAGTCGAAGGATTGCAGATGTCGCCACCTCAGCGCGAGTTCAAGCGCGCTCGGTATGGACAATTCCTGGATACCACGACGCAGATCGCTGCAGCCATCAACACGCCATACGCCATCACGTTCAATACCACAGAGGTGAGCAATGGCGTTTTTCTCGGCACGCCATCATCTCGCGTGACCGTGGACACTGAGGGCGTCTACAACTTCCTGTTCAGCATCCAGCTCGACAAAGTCAGTGGAGGCACAGGCATCTTCTGGGTCTGGCCACGCATCAATGGCGTGGACGTGCCAAACAGTAACAGTCAGGTGCAAATTCAAGGCAACAATGCCGAGCAACTAGTCACGGTCGGATACTTCTTCGAGCTGAAGGCCAACGACTACGTCGAGATCATGTACGCAGTCAACGATGTGAGCGTGCAGGTGCAGGCTTTCCCCGCTTCTGGGTTTTATCCTGCAATACCGTCAATCATCCTCACCGTGTCCAACAACATCAAAGGAGTCCAGTAAATGACCGTCACCGTCAAAACCCTCGTCCCTCCCAAGCAGATGGAGGCAGTCCAGACCACGCAATACACGGCCACTGCCGCCAAAGCGCTGATCGACAAGGCCACCGTCACCAACACCGACACCGTGAACCGCACGTTCAGCGTGAACCTGGTGCAGTCTGGTGGCGCGGCCGGCAATGCCAACCTGATCATTGACGACCGCACCGTCGTGCCTGGCGAGACCTACCTGTGCCCCGAACTGGTCGGCCAAGAACTGGACCCTGGCGCATTCATCAGCACCATCGCCAGCAATGCCACGTCCCTGACGCTGCGCATCCCCGGCCGCGAGATCACCTGATAGGAGAACCACATGGACAGCACGGAAGCGCGTCGGGTAGGGAAAGAGAGTGGATGCGGGAGAGCGCCTAGGCTGAGACACAAAAAAAAGGGGGA